TCTTTATATAATACATCAGAGAGAGCGGCAATAACGAGACTTCTTCCCCACGCTTCAACATTTTTACATTTGATTTTTCTACACATGGTTCTATCAGGATTAAGTACCAACCAGTTACCAGATGTATCCATGTTTTTTTTTTGATTATATCCGTCAACAATTTCTTTTGGGTATTTTCTAAGCTTTCGATTCAAATCTTCGCCAGTATAATCATCAAAATACCTTAAATTAAATGCCAATACAAAACGTCCGTTTTTCTTACCAACGATTTTTGTATATTGCCAGGGAAGAGTAATAATAGAAGCATTAATACCGAAATCGTTAATTTCTACAATGTTTTCTACATCATAATCAGTCATAAACTTTTTTCGGTCTATAGATTTTTCCGTAGTTTCAAAATAATAAAAGGCAATACCATCCAACATTTCTGTAAATAAAGCGTCACGAATAAAAGCCTTGTCGTCAATTGTGTTTAATGCAGATTTCATTAAATCCTTATTAGTTTTTGCCTTTTTGGTTTTGCTTTTGGAAGTTATGATTCTATCAAGAGTCAGAAGTGCAGTCATATAATCAATAGAATTACTTACAATACCATTTTTACCATAAACAAATTCAGATAGACGAATTGCTGTTTCGTGATTTCCAATAGGATTTCTTAAAACAGAATCAATTTCTTCCTTTGTAAAATAATCATATACTCCACAATTAAAAATAGATTCAAATAGATGATGATATGAATATGAGTTAAATTCGTAATCAATAGAATTATCCTGTGGAGTCACACTATTTGTTTCTGTAATTGGTGGGGCAGTAGTGGTTTTGTTTTTAGGAGGGCGACCCCTCTTGCGTTTTATTTCTTCAGGCATGTGTCGCCTCCTTTCGTTAATTTATTAGAACTGAATACTCATAGTCACTGGAAGAACCAAGCATATCTAACTCTAATTGATCAATAAAATACGAGCCATATGAACAGCTCGTGTATCTATCTTTCCTGTTTTTGCCTTTTTCTTGAATTTTTATTACGCCTGTTTGTGGCATTTTTTCATACTGAAGTTCTGCACACTCACTAACCATTGCTTGTGTTTCAAGAAATGGTCTTTCAAATTCAATTTGCCTATCTGTATCAATTTCTTCAATATATTCTTTATTATTCTGTAAAATTTCTTCTTTTGCTGTATTGAAATTGACAAGAAAATCAATTTTATTTTCAACAAGATTTTTTCTGAAAGATATAGCAATATCACTATTTAATGATTGTGTTGCATTTATAGCATATATACATTTTGGAGCATTTGGATCAATACATACTTTTGCATAATCATCATTATTCATACAACAAAGAGGAGGGTATTCAACTCCTTGTTCTTCATCATACAAAACCTTCTGTAATGTATATAAAATTTGCAATCCACCATTTCTTACGTCTAAAACAATATATGAACCATCGAAATCTTCAAATAACTGCCTGATTCTAATTGCTTGTTTTGTAGTATCTCCAATTTGATTTGATTCAATATATGGATATTGTCTCCTATATCCACGTTTCATTTCCACAGAACCATTATCTGTTTCATATGTAGTAGTCTCAGGAATTGCACGAATACAACTATATACAGAATTGTCATTCTGCTGACCAGCAACAAAGGCAATATCATTTGATATCACTCTGATTTCGTTATCTTGTTTAGGGATTGCATACTTATTTCTTTTATTATTCTTAAAGTCTAAAATGTTCCTGGGATAAAATACATGTTTTAATATTTGTCTATTCATAAGCATTTTATATGTAAAATAAGATAATAAAGAATCTTTGACCTTAAGATTTAAGAATTCAGTTTTCCAAGTGACAGGATCTTGCTTTTTCTTTTCACGTTTCATTTGTTTCATTGTTTTCAAATGATGTTTTAACGTGATACTTTCATCAAACGTAAGCAATATAGAACCATCATGCTTCAACATACCATTAAATGCTTGGTCAACAATTTCCCACATCCAGTTACCATCATCTATCCAACTACTTGAAATATAAATATCAACTGGATTTTCTTGTAATATGTCTATATCACCATATAATTTATTACCTATATTTTTTCTCATATATGGTCTGTTTCTAACCGTTTGGAAAGGTGAAATAACAGAATCTTCGATTTTTTTTGGAATTTGACGAAACTCTTCTCTACAACTCGCATGACTACGATTTCCTCTTGCGTTGTCATTAGCTGTATATACAATTATCTTTGAAGTATTTTTAAAATTTACATATGTGTCATTTGCACTCGTACTTACTTTTTCTATCTCAGCAGCTAGAGGTTTTGACCATTGCATTAACTCATCCTGAATTTTTGCACTTACCATAAGTTTACTTTGACCCTTTGTAGCTGATCCTATGACAAATAAAGTACCAGGATAAAGAATACATCTGCAACAAGCATACAAAGCAATAATAAAAGATTTTGCATCATTTCGGCTTGCGATCATACATATAAAATTTGACATGCCCATCTCATAAATTGCTATCTGTTGATATGGATAAAGAGATAATTTTAAGTAATCACGCACAAACAAATGTAGATTTCTACGCCAAAATGAACACCAAGCTATTGTGTTTAAAACATTATTTTGATTACTAAGATAGTGAGTAGAGGGGAATTTTTTATATAAGGATAATTGATTTTCATCTGCTGGGTAATGATTATTCATCGGTTTCATCTTCGTCACCATCAGGAACATAAAATTCTTTATCTCTTACATTTTCATCAAACATAAGATTTTGCATAGGTCTACATATATGCCGGTCATAATATTCCCCTAATTCATCCCAATCCTCATATAATTTTTTATCTTTATAAAATTCTTCTGGTGTATATTGTGAAATTGTTGCTAGTGTTACGCCAAATGTTTCGTTATTACTATCATCTTTTTCCTCAATAGTCCTCAAACCTGCCTGCTTAAATGTTTTTGCATACTGTTCAACTAATGTTGCATATTCCTTGGAATCTCCGTTTTGCAACGCATGTATTTTGAGCATATTAATATTACATAAATCTTTAATAAAGATTTCCTGATTATTATCCGCATTTGGGTTATTCTTTTTCAACATACGATAATGTTCATCAAGGTTTTTATAATCTGCTTCTGTAAATCCAATGCCCCATCTATCAACAGCAGAAGCAGTAATGGTAGAAGATTCAGATTTGGCTTGTTCACGAGATGTAACAATTTCTTCTTGCTTTTGCTCATAATTAAATTTCAATGTATCAAAATAAGTCTTTCTGCCATCAACATTCAAATTCTTCTTGGCAGCATAATGGGATATCCGACTCCGGTCTGAAGATATTTCCCTAGCACACTTCAATGGTTCAATATCATATACCCAGTCTACCTGCTGGCAAAAATGTTCAATAGCGTGTTCTTCATTATTAGAATAGAATCCAGTAAGCAATACCAGATACTTGTCGGTACATTCCTTACACCAAGGTAAAAATCCATCGTTTGCCTGAAATAGCGGGCTGTTTGTTTTCTGAAAATTATTTTTCTGTTGTCCGTTGAATCCTTTTCCGCAGCATGAGCATTTGTATTTATGCTTACTAGGATCGAATTGCTCTGTAGAGCGTGGTATTTTAAAATTGATAGAAGTATCTATAATTTTGGGTGAGTTCATTGACTCACGGATAATTTCTTCTTTTGTTGGTTTACTCTGAGCCAAATGCACACCTTCTTTCTGAAATTTTTTGCATAATAAAAAACAGCCATGAAGATGACTGTTCTAAAAGCCGATACAGAGACTCGAACTCTGAACCTATCGCTTACAAAGCGATTGCACTACCAATTGTGCTATATTGGCATTACAATATATCTATCCAACTGTTTTCAATTATGCTATACTTATAAGTAGCAAAACAAAATTTGTTAAAGGATTAATGTAAAAATGACTAATGAAGAGATATTGATTAAATTTTTGATAAATAAATTTGCAGATAGTAAAACCAACAAAGTTTCAATATCAAAAAAGATTTAAAGCAGATAGCATTAACTGAACAAGAGGTTATTCAAACAATTTATTTACTTCAAGAAGATGACTTGCTTGAAATAAAAGAAAAATCGGTTCATGATGACTTTAGTAGATACTGGACTATTGTCTTAAAATCTTCATGTATTCATTACTTTGACAATAAAAAGGATAAATCTGTTACAAATAGAAGGGAGTGGGTCAGGACTTATATTCCAATAACGATTTCTTTTGTTGCATTGATAAAATCTTTTCTACCAGAGATTATCTTAGTAATGGAGCGATTATCGAAGCTATTAGGGCAGCTATTGAAATAATCAATGGTAAATTTGGATGTTTACGTGCAAATTTATTCATTTTATTTATAATATTGTCTATCATGAAAACCCTCCCGTTTTATTTTGGAAAAACACATAGAGAGAATCGGACTCTCATTATTCTAGTGAAGCCAAATGTCTTACCGTTGGACGATATGTGTATGAAAGTAATTGATAAATATTATATTTTGTTTTAAAATAAAAATACAAAAAATTATAAATTTGGAGGTATTAATATGATTAAAGATGAAAAACAATTGTTAAACAGAGAAACAGCAGGACATGAAGCGGTTGAACATGGTAATTGGAGACTGGCATATGATTGCTTTAGAGATTGTCTGGAATATTTAGAATATTACGAGTCATGGAGGGAGGATGATATTAAAAAATTCCAAAAACTTGTTGATAATTGTAAAGCTATGATTAGATAAAATATAGATCAGATATATAAATATAACACCCAATGAAACAATTCATTCATTGGACAGAGGAGCAGAGATTAAGCTGCTCCTTGTACCTTTTCTTTTACTTCATCTAATAATTTCTGTTTATTTGCCTGAATCCTGTTCATATCAATATCGTCTTTAATTGGAACAGCATTAGGAAATAAAATATCAAAAGATTGTTTGAGCATTTTATACCTATCATAACGATTCATGTTCATACCAAGATATACAATATTTAGTTCCTGAAGTTTCATCAAATATTCATTATATATAACCGTTAAACTATCCCGTGTAATATTATCCTTGCATCCAACAAATAATCTAATTTCTTTTGCAGGAAAACCAGTAGCAATTACATTTAGAGCATCGGCTTCAATTCTGTAATCCCAATCATCAGCATCTTTTTGAATCATACGATTCATATATTGATTTAATGCTTCTTGCATTTTCTTATATCCTTCACGAAGAGGATAACGAATTAATTCCCATTCAATATTTCTCTTTACTGCTTTTTCCATAAGAATAAAATATTGTCTACATAGTGCGCCATTATCGGTATTTTCCATCATAGATAAATTTTTCGCACAATCAATTGTTAAAGAATATTCCTGTGTAGGTCTACCACCAGAAGGTTTTTCGCAATTTTGAG